CTTCGTCCAAATAATGTCGTCGTGATTGATTAGCCCATAAGACGCCGCGACCTTCAGGGCCGCGTGATTATTGACCGCGCCGACGATCGTTTTTTCGAATTGATCGATCGATTTGCCGAGAGTCGATCCGCCAAGCTCTTGCGCCAGCGAAACGGCGCTTGTGAACTGAAAGCGCTCTGAGAGGTTGCGGCCGGACGCCTTTTCATACTTCGCAATCTCGAAAATGGACTCCGGCGAGACCAATCGGCCCATTACTTGCTGCGCTTTTACCGCGGCGTTTATGTATCGCTCGAATTTGGCCGGGTCTTGCGCATAGCCTAGAAGCTCGGCGCCCTTCACAAGGAAGCCAAGGCCGTGGGAGTCACCTCCGCCGGCCTCGATCGAGGCTCGCGCCTTGAGCATCGTCGGCAAGAGGGCCGGAACCTCTTTCACGTCCAAAAGAACGCTGCGCAGTTCCTTGGCAAGCTCAAGCGCCCCTTCCGTCGAAACGTTCGGGACGGTCGTCTGAATTTGCGCTATCTGTCGTTTGTAAGCTTCCAGATCGGCCTGCGGAATGCCGGCGACTTTTAGGCCGATCTCGGCGTGCGCGAGTTCTGCGCCGCCCTTAATCGCTTCAATCGCTCCATGCTCAAGGCCGAAAGCGACCTTCACCGCAGCGAAGCCGGCCAATTGTTTGGCTGCACTAGCAGCGGCGCTATATGCGCGAGTGATTGACTGGACTGCGCCAACGTGCCTGCCGGCGGCCGCATTCGCGAGGTCGAGCTGACTCTTGAGGGCTCCGCCGCCGTTCTGATTCTTCAGTTCGGCGGAGACTTGCTTTGCCAAGGCCGCAATATGTTTAAGCGTTTCGCTCGCGTTGTCTTGCGCGGTGACAACCGCTGTGACTTGAGGCCCTATCGCCATCCGCATTTTTCCTATGCAAAAATGAAAGGAGCGCGGGCCTTAAGCCGCACGCTCTTTGTTTAAAATCGAAAAGCGATTCGCCCACCAAAGCAAATCACTCGGGGTCATGGCGTCCACTTCGGAAGGCGACATGTGGTAATCCATGACCATGACCGCCATTAGGCGGCCGATGGTGCTAAAGGGCGCTCGCCCGCAATTCCGAAAATGAGGTTCGTCGCCGCGCCGCGCAACTTCAAATATTCCGAGGCCGACAAATTATCGAGAAGCGCGCCGTCCAGGCCGGACATGCTCGCCAAATATTTCAACATTGCGTCGTCTCGATATTCGAAGGAAACCCGATCGTCGCTAAGCGGAATCACCTTGACCGCTTCGCCGAACATGCGAAAGTCGCGGGCGAGAGGTTCCTTGAGTTCGATTTCAGCCTTCGGCCCCCGGTGCGTCTGAATTTCGCGATCGAGTTTGACGGTGACAGTTTTAGACATATGGGAAACTCCTGGATTTGATTGATTGATTAGGCCGCGCGCTTGGCGAGGTCCGCCACAGCGTTCACGTCGGCGCCAGCGCCCTGGAGCGCCGCAACAATGTCAACGCCCGCGCTGCGATGGTTGTGCAGCGCGACACTGAGTCTGTTTGCCTCGGCATGGGCGTTGGCGTCGCCGCGCGCCCCGCGAGCGGCGAGCGCGGACATGCGAAGTTCGGCAGCGCGAGTGAGAGCGGCGGAAGCATTCAGGGTAGCCATTTGATCCTCGGTTGTGTGTTGGTTGAAGTTGTAATGTTCGATCGGGAGCGAGCCGAGCATGGCGACGGCCATCGCGACAGACAGTGTTTTGTCGCTGTGGATTTCAAGCAGCGTCGCCGTAGCATCGGGCCGCAACAATGACTCATCGCTCTCGACGATCGCGGCGGCCCAAGGCGACAAGGCTTGCGTTGCTGGCGGCGCTGCGACGGCCGCGGGCGGAGCTCGGCGAGCGGCAAGCTGTATCTGCCGCTCGGTCTTGGGTTGCTTCGCCGCTGCGGCTTTCTGCCGTTGCGACTCTTTGAATTGCGCCTGGTAGCCTTTCACGTCAAAGTCATAGTCAATGGTCGCGCCGTATTCCGCCGCGGCCACCCACGCGCTGTGACTCCCGCCGACGCCTTCAACCTCCGCAGCCATTTCACGCTTGAGCAAACTGCGGCCGGCGAGCGTATGTCCATCGCTCAACGCTTCGTCGATAGACATAAGCCCGCGGGCCTCGACATACGCCTTGCCGTTTGTAAGAGGCCAAATGAACAGCGCTGGGTTGCCAATAATGTTTTTGCTCAATAGCCGCCTCCATATCCGCCGCCCCACATTGGCCGCTGATAGCCGCCCGCTCTGATAGCCCGGCCGTGTCGATACCTTGGGTCGCACGTCATTTCGATTCGCTGGATGGCTTTGCGCAACTCGACGTTATCGCCACGTTGAAACGTCTGCCATCTGTCGCCGTCGCGGACTTGCGCGCTCTGCGCGCCAGCAAGCAATTGATAGTATGCGGCGCGAAGCTGTGGAAGCATGGCGCATTCGTCATAGATCGCTTGCGGCGGTCCTGACGGCTGCGGATACGCGCTCTGATTTAAGGGGGGTCTCGGGCTCACGCTTCATCCTCCAAATTATCGACCCTTTGGGCCTTCGGCGGGCGGCCTCTCCCACGGCGCGGAACCTCCGCCTTTTCCGTCGAGCCAGGAACCGGCTTCGGCGCGGTTGTGCTCGGCGCCTTATCGTTTGTGGCCGCGATCTCTTTGGCAAAGAACGGATGCGACAAGCCGAGCTTTTCGAGCGTCGCGCGCTCTTCCTGCAAAACCTCGATTTGGGATTCAAAATCGATTCCCATTTCGCCTAGTGCGTCTGTATATGTGGTTGTGCCCAACTCCAATTGCAGCGCGATCGCTTCGGCGGACTTCTTCTCGTCTGGCGATACTCTTCCAAGTCCGAGCCATTTTGTGCGCGTATAGGCGTCCCTGGCCTCGTAGAAGTTGGGCGCTTCCTTTGGAAGTTCGATGCGCCCCATGTTGAACGCCTCTTCGAGCCACGCCACAAAAACCTCTTGGTAGAATCGCCCTGCGATTTCGCGGCGTCTGCGCAAGTTGATGTGGTGCGGCAGATAGGTCGCCATACGGCTCGCACTAAACGAAGTGTTGCTAAAATCCCCGGTCAGGTCTTCGTAACTCGCTCCCGCTGTTTTCGCGGCCCTGCGCAAAAGGCTTTTGTCAAACGAGTCATAGTGCGCGCCGGGACTTTGCATGGCGTGCATGTGTAGCTTATCGCCGGGCGCCAAAAAATTCACGACGCCTGGCGCCGCGTGAATCTTGGCCTGCGAATAAAATTCGTCCCGCTGGCCCGCCCATTCTTCGAATTGTTGGGTATGGCCGAGTCGCTCGTTTACAACCAAACCGTCAAGGGCTTCCTTCGGCGACGATGCACTCTCGACTGACATGGTATAGCTCGCCTCGATAAGCGAGCGGGCCATCAAAAGCTCGGCGAGCGTGCTCTGTTCGAGTCCCGGCGTCAGAGTCCCCACAAGCGGGGAACGTCCACGCACTTGCCTCGCATCTTCGTTTTGGAAAATGTGAATAACTTTCGTCCGTCCAAACGAAGTTTTGTGCGGAACGAATTTCGCGAGGGGTGCAGTATGCCAGGAGCCCATCGGGACGGACCTTAGCAGGTAGCCTTTGAGTCGTCCTTCATTGGGAGAGAACGCGACGCCCGTTAAGACGTTCAAGCCTTCGTGCATCCTCGAAATTGTGCGATCAAGTTGCATCGGGTCCAGGAGATTCACCTTCGTGAAGCTCTTGCAATCACTAAACTTTTTCCAGTCTAGGACGGCTAGAATTTCGCCTTGCAGCAACCAGCCGATAAAAGCCGACGACGCCAAAGAATGCAAATCGTGGCGGCCGGTGATGTCGCATTCCGAGGGCGATCCTGCCCATGCAGCGAACGCCGTTTCCACGTCATGCGACAGTTGCCGCGCCTGTTCGGGAGAAATGCCAAGGCGTCTCGCATCGGGCTTGTAGCTGAGTTGCAACCCGCTGCCGATACATTGCGTAGTCAGATTTAGAACGAGCGTGAACAGCGAACTGTTCGACGTTAACATTTCGTTGGAAACGATCGCGGCGAGCGCGCTGTCCTTAGAAGTTCGGCCCCCCATTAGCAGGGTTTGCGACGCGTTTTGCCAGCCCCATCCGTGGCCGCCGAAGTTCGCGTAACCGCTGCGCGCCCAAGCGAATTTTGTATCGCCTGCCGACGATTCCATAAACGAGCCGCGCCCGCGCGGTATCCCGCCTAGCGGGAACGCGGAAGCTTGCGGCGCGAGCGCGAAGCCGTCGCCTTGCGGCGGGGCACTGATTGGCAATTCGGTGTTGGGCGCGGCATGGGCAGCCCGAAGCGCTTTGTCGAGCGCTGGGGCCGCGTCCGGGGGAAATGGTTTGATGCTTTCGACCATCGTTTTAGATTCCCCGAATCGTCAGGCCGCGCGACGCCGCCGCGCTCGGCGAGACGTAGCCCTGCGAAACGTTGTGCCGCACTGCCGCGGCACGGAGCTCTTGAGCGCGCTGCTCGCGGGCGTCGCCAGTCGGCGCGGTTCCGAGCGCGCTGCTAATGCCGGTGTTGCCCTCGCGGCCCATGGCCTCAAGGAATGCAGATGCGTCGGCGCGCGGCTTCTCTTCGGCTGGGAGGTCGGCGAGCATTTCCAGGATGCTGGCGACCGGCAGATTGGTGAAAAGCGCGAACTTGCGCGCGACTTTCGGGCGGGCTTCGGCCAACGGCGACTCGAGGATCGCGGCGAGCCGGGCGCGCTCTTCCGCGCGAACTTGGCCCTCGGTCTTCGGCTTATTGGCGTTCTCATTAGACATGCTGTTGATTCCGATTTGTTGGGTTGAGTCTCGCGCCGAGTTCGGCGATGGAAAGTTTGGGCTTTGATGCTTTCGGCTTGCTCGCCGATTGCGCGCGGCCGTTGACGAGCGTTGCGGCAGCCGTCGCCAAGACGAGCGTGTCGAACGCCTCATTTCTGACGTTCGGTTCTTTCTCCCACTGGTAGCGCGGGAAGCCTTTCACATAACGAACGGTAAGTCGTTCGCTCGAAAGTTGGTCGAAATAGCCAGCGTCGAGATGGTTCGGCAGATGGATTGTTCCGCTCGCCAAAGCCTTCGCGACATTCATCTTGAGGTTGTCGACTCCGATCACAAGCCCGCGCATGAGGCCGCGAATTTTGGCGCCCTCTTTGACCGCCGTTCGATCGAAGCCGGCGCGCCCAAACGTCGGCGCGATACGGCGGCCTTTCGCCCGTTGTGCATGAGCAAAGCGGACAACATGCTCAGTCTGGAAGCCCGCGTCGACGAAGGTGACGCTTATCGGCAGTTCGCGCTCGTCTTCTAAAAGGAAGGTCCGCCCCATGACGGCGGCGAGGTCATTCCAAACAGTTGTTGAAGCCGAGTCTCCAGGCAAGATGACGTGATCTAGAACCCATTTCTCGCCGGCCTGTGTGTGCGCCACAATCGACGCCTCTAGGCGATTGTTTTGCACGTCGACGCCCATTGTTATGGAATCGATCGCGGCGGGATAAGGCGCTTGGAGGTTAATGGCTCGCGCCAACAACTCGCCCGGATCGGTTTCTATCTCGTTTGCCGCTTCGAACGGGAGGCCCCACGTTAGATTGCAAACGGCCTTGCGTTGCTCAAGCGTCTTCGCGCCGTCGACCTGCGCCGCGACTTTGGCGAGTGAGCTAAATTCGCTCGCCAACTCGTTAATGTGCATTGAGACGACGCCTTGTTCGCCCTTTGCGGTCGCGCGCCACTCGCCGCTTTCAACCATCCTCAGTCGTTGCGGTTCGTCGACAAGGACTCCGCAGGCTTCGCACTTGAGCAGGGTGCCTTCGGGTTTTCCGGGCTCGAAGTGGAGGCGTGCTTGCGTGATCGGCGCTTCGTCGCCGCAATGCCGACAGCGCACAAAGAAGAGTCTTTTGTCGCCGCGCTCATAGTTCGCAGCGATTCTGGAAGTCTGTGCAAAAACGGGCGTTGAGGCTAGGACCAACAAAGAGCGGCGAAATGTATGGAGTCTCCGCCGCACTAGGTCGATGGGTGCGCCTTCGCCGTTGCTCGTGACGGCAGGATAGCGGTCCACTTCGTCGCATAGCGCGACGCGGATTGCCTTGCCGCTCAAAGCAGGCGCCTTATATGCGCTTGCGAGCGCGAGACTCCCACCTGCGAAGGTCTTAAGAGACTTATTGTCAGTCCCATCGATCTTTTTCCGCAGCGCTGGCGACGCTGCTATCAAAGGGTCAAGAGTCTCGCGAATGTAACTCGCCGCGTCACCTTCGTCCGGCCGCACGATCATGAGCGGGCCGCCTTCTCCGCACAGCGCGTGGCCTAAGATTGCGTGCAGCGCGGTTGTCTTGCCAACTTGCGCGCTCGTCATTAAAATTAGCTCGCGCGTCGCCGGCTCTGCGGCGGCGTCGGCCAGGCCGCGCTGCGCCTTCGTGAGACGAAGTTTTCCGCTCATTGCGTTCGATGCGCGCGGCAGTATGAGGTTTGCTTCCGCCCATGCACTTGGTGATATGCGCGCGGGGGGTTCGAGAGCGGCGAGCATCTTCACCAAGAGCGCGTCGCTCTTGTCTGTCATGGCGGATCGATTCCCAATAGGTAATTGTCGGAATCCGACGCATGTGAAAGGGCGTCTCTTATTGCGTCGTCGAGAATGCGTTCAATCGCGTCGGCGTCGCGGCCCACAAGTTGCGTGCACATTCTCGACGGCAGGCCCAAGAGTGAATTACGAAGGATCGTCACGAAATTGAGTGCGGCAGTTTCAATGTCGGCGCGAGCAATGAGCTTGCCTTCCTTGACGCCAACTTCCAACTCTAGCTTGCGAGCCCGTGCGTTTTCGGCTGTCGCTCGCGCCGCCGCGAGCGCCTGCATGTGATCACGTGGAGCGTCGGGATTGCCTAAGCCGGCGAGCGCGTGACCAGATGACCGGCTGGCGTCCTTGAAAGCGTAAAGCGCCTCAAGGGCGCGCTGTGTCGGATATTTGCGGTATTTGTCGCGCTTGATTTGCGCTACGTCGAGAATCTGTTTTGCTCGGGGGCGCGAGAGGCCGGCGACTTCGGCAAGTTCGGTTATCCCGGCTTCCGCCTCAAGGTCATGTTCGATCATTCGCTTCGCCGGTTTCTGATTTTTGCGCCTCGACGCGACGCCTGATTGCCTTTGACACCATCGAAAAAGCTAATGTTTTCAATGAATAACTTGCGGCAGTGCCCCGTGGCGTGGCGTCCTTGATCTTCGGCAAGGACCCAAACATGCCGTAGTGCCACCACGCGCGCCCGATCGCGAGGGCGTGTAGCCCCAAACGCCGCTAGGCGCGCCAGCGAAGGCCGCACGTGCGCTTTCTCTATTCGTCGGATGGTATGACGCCCGGCGACAACGCCGCGCCGTCCAAGGCCGCTTGCATTTCTTTCGCGACGTTCGCCGCAAGCTCGCGCTCCGCCGTCTTTTCCCATTGCCTACGCGGCGCACCATCTGATTGCCCCATACCGGTTTTGGGGCTTTCCGCGTAAACCGATTTAATGTCTTTGCCGTGCCTCACCATCAAAAGTGTGGCGCCATTAGGGGCTTTCATCACAAACGACTTCGGAACGTTCAAGCTCGACGATCCGCCACCAGTAAGTCGGAACGTGCTGCCGGCATACGATCCGCGAAGCTCGCTCATGACTGGCGTGAACGCGCCGACTTTTAAAGCGCTGATGCGCGCCTTTGAAACGGTCCAACTCGCCGATAGGTTGCCTTGCGTGCTTCCCTTGACGGGCGGAACGGCCTTCGCGAATTGACTTTTCGGAACGCCTATGTCGCTTGCTAGCGAAACGATCGCACTTTTTCGAGCCGCCCTCGCCGATCGGTCAACACTTCGTCGGAGCGCGTTCATGGTTTGCCGCGCCGCTTGCTCAAGCTGTTCGACGAACTGCTTTGCATCGAGAGAGACCTTAACGTCTATGTCGCCCATACCACATTCACTTTTCGCAACGGCTTGGAATGGAGTTGATCTCGGCGCGATCAATCGCGACAAGGCTGCCATCCGGCGCCGAGATGGTCACATGAATCGCGAGCTTATCGCCCGCCGCTAGGCGAACGCGACTCAACATGCGCGAGAGTAAGTGTTGCGCCTGCAATTCCACGACCGCACGTTCGGTTGTGTTATGAGTCGTCACGTTCGCACCCTGTCGAGTATGTCGAGTGGAATGCTTGGGCCGTCGCGCTCGATACGGTCGAGCGTGCTTTCGATCCCGCGTAGGTGCTCGCGAAGGGCAAACTCCGCCTGCGGCGAAGGTAGTGTCCGCTCGATACGGCGGAGCGTCGCTTCCTGCTCGGCGACAAATTTATCGGCGAGTTTGTATAAATCTCTGAAGTCCATTTTCTATGATCCGGATTGAAATGGGAAAGGAGCGCGCTGCGGCGGGGCCGCCCCCGCTAAAAACCGGCCGCCGCAGCGCAAAGGGCGCGCCTGCCAGTCGGCAGTTACGCGGCGCAACCCCTATATAATAGGGAGGAATTAACCAGGAATATTCAAGATTTCAGGAAATAGTAGGCGTTGCGTGCGAAGACTTGGCGAAGTCATTGGGCGCGGACGGGGTGCGGACCGGGCGAGAGCGGCGCGGACTTGGCGAAGTTGTTGGGAGATGACTTTACCTCTTAGCGAATCTGCGAGCGAAACCAGGACTTAATCTTGACATTTCAAGTTATTTTTGCTAGAATCCATTCATTAAATAGAGAAAACAGATATTTACGTAACGCCGCCAAAGGCGGCAAATTTCAACGGAGATTCCATGTTACAAATATCTGACGCCAAGCGCGCTCATGGCGGGCGGCGCGTTGGCGCTGGCCGCCCGAAAAAATCTCACAATGAACTGCTTGCGCCGAGCGGCGTTTCCTGGTCATTCGTTCGGCGCGCCGAGCGCGCGGGCCTGCATCGCGCCGCGCTGTTGTGGCTCGAAATGAGTGCGCCCTGCGAGCCCTCAGAGGCCGCCCTTGAGGTTGCCGCGGCGGAACGGGGCGGGCTCGCGCAAATACGCACGCTGGCCGCCGCGTGCATCCTTCACCAATGGGAGCGCCGCTACAGCCCGGAAGCCGCCGCCGATCTTGTGCTTGGCGATCTCGGCGATCTTGGCGCGTTCGCCGAGCAAATCCGCGATGCTTTGATGTTGGAGGCCGAAGAGCTCGGAATTGCGCCTTTCCTTCCCGCGCCGCGCCGCGAGAGCGTGCTTATTCCCGCTGGCGTGGATCGATTTGCACTTTTGTTCGCGGACGATGGCGACCACGCGCCGATTTTGTTCGGCCATAACGGACCACCGCTCGACGACGCGGCAACGCCTGTCGTTTTCATTCGTGAGGAAAACGTCGAGAGCTTCCTCGAACAAATCACGGTCGACGACGACGAACTTTTCGCCGTGCCGCCCACGGTGATATTCGCGCTGGCGCCCGAACAGGTCCGCCCGCTACAAAATACGATCCGGCCCGATGACGAGGCGCTGTTCGGCGACGGCGCGCCGGAGCCTGTCCGTCTCGACGTTGAAGAGGCCGCGGCGGCCCATCTGCTG